CCAGAAGATGTCAAGAAATTGCTATCTTTAGAGCTGACAGGCATATGGGTTAACGAAGCAAGAGAGATTCCTAAGTCAATTATCGATGCATGTACCATGCGTGTAGGTCGTTTCCCTTCCATGCGCGATGGCGGAGCTACTTGGACAGGCGTTATCTGTGATACCAACGCTCCAGAAGAAGATCATTGGTGGCCTATTATGTCTGGCGAAGTCCCAGTACCTGACCATATTCCTAGAGATCAGGCAAAAATGCTGGTGAAGCCCGACAACTGGTCGTTTTACACCCAACCCAGCGGTATGATTGAGAAGTTTGACGAAGATGGCGAGATAGATGACTACGTTCCTAACGATGTAGCAGAGAATAGGGAGTATATGCGTCAGGATTACTACCCTAATTTGATACGCGGTAAGACAAAAAGCTGGATTGACGTATACGTTATGAACAAATTAGGCTCTATCCAAGAGGGTAAACCTATCTATCAGATGTTTGCTAGCGATATGCACGTAGCAAAAGAAGAAATACCTATCGCTGCTGGGCTTCCCCTATACATTGGTATAGATTTTGGGCTTACACCTGCTGCTACAATGGGGCAAAAGGTACGTGGTAGGTGGCTAATACAGCAAGAAATTGTTGCATTTGACATGGGTATCGTTAGATTTGCAGAGGTTTTGCGCCAAGAGATAGCTACTAGGTTCTCAACTTGTTCGGAGGTATTTATATATGGCGACCCTGCTGGTGATTTCCGCGCTCAAACTGATGAATCAACGCCCTTTCACATACTGCGTGGTGCTGGTTTGCGTGCTTTTCCTGCTCCGTCTAATTCTGTTGACCTAAGATTAGAGAGTGTTGCGTCCCAATTACAGAAAATGACAGAAGGAAAGCCAGCATTTCTTATAGATCCGCGCTGTCAGCAGCTAATAAAGGGCTTTGAAGGTGGGTATCAGTACAGACGTATGGAGGTTTCTGGTGAAAGATACGCAGATAAGCCTGATAAAAATATGTTTTCGCACGTACATGATGCGCTACAGTACCAAATGTTAGGTGCTGGAGAGGGCAGAGCCTTAATAAACAACCAGAAACCAGCCTCTGCAACAGTAGCAAAAGCTAGTTTTAATGTATTTGACAACAGAAAGAAGCCGCAGCGTAGGCAGGGTTTGTGGTCAAGGCTTTAAATTGTGCATTGAAAATAATTTCTTTCTGTGCCAACCAATGTAAAACAACGAAGGAGATTACTATGTGTTTGGGCCCAAGTCAAAGTGAAAAACAAGCATCTGCTCAAGCGGCAGCCGATGCGCGTATTGCGGCAGAAGATAGGAAACGTAAGGAAATAGAAGAAAAAGCTGAAAAAAAACGTGAAGATATTGGCGAAGCAATAGAGTCTCGCACAGATGAGCGCGGAATGAGTGGCGGCTCTGGTCGTAGATCTTTGTTTCAAGCATCAGGTGGTGGATTTTTAGGGCGATATAGCTAATGGATAAAACAGCCAAGCAGTACATACAGAAGTATGAGAAAGCCAAGTCCTTTCGCGAGAACTGGGTTCCGTTGTTTGAGGAGTGCTATGAGTATGCGCTACCTCAACGTGAAAGTTTTTATGCTGAGACTGCTGGGCAAAGACGCGATGATCGCATATTTGACGAAACTGCAGTGGTTGGTGTTCAAGAGTTTGCTAGTCGCCTCCAATCTGGGCTTGTTCCTAATTTTGCTAGGTGGGCTGATCTTATGGCTGGTAGTGAAGTGCCTCCAAATCAGCGTGAATCTGTTGATAACGAGCTTGACGAGGTAACAGAATACGTCTTTGAGATACTACAAAACTCTAATTTTAGCCAAGAAGTACACGAATCTTTTATGGATTTAGCTGTTGGTACTGGGGTTTTGTGCGTAGAAGAGGGCGATGCACTTAATCCTGTTAACTTTTCTGCCATACCATTACCTCATGTGGTGCTAGATACTGGCCCAGATGATAGAATTGACCACGTTTTCCGTGAGCGTAAGGGTGTAAAGTACGATCATTTAGAAATGATGTACCCAAAAGGTACATTTGATCCTAAAGTTATGAACTATATGGGATCGGATAAGACAACAACTGTACTCGAAGTTATATGTCGTGACTATAAAACTAAGAATGAAGAAGCTTATTTAAGCTATGCGTTCTGTATGACCACAAATACTGTACTAAACTACAAGCAAATGAAGGGCAACGGCTCTAATCCGTTTATATGTTTCCGTTGGTCTAAATGTGCTGGTGAAGTTTATGGTCGAGGCCCACTAATTAACGCTTTGTCTGCTATAAAAACTACAAACCTTACCATTGAAATGATACTTGAGAATGCACAAATGTCTATCTCAGGTATATATCAAATGGAAGATGACGGCGTAATAAATCCAGATACCATACAGCTAGTCCCAGGATCTATTATACCAAAAGCTATGGGATCTAGCGGATTGCAGCCTATTCGTACAGCAGGTAACTTTGATGTAGCTCAATTAGTGCTAGGCGATATGCGTCAAAATATAAAACGTGCGCTATATAACGATATGTTAGGTAATCCAGACAAAACACCTGCGTCAGCAACAGAAGTAGCAGAGCGTATGGCAGACCTATCTAGGCGTATGGGTGCAGCTTTCGGTAGATTACAAGCTGAATTAGTCCAACCAGTGCTACAGCGCGTTATTTACATCCTTAAAAAGCAAGGGCGTATTGATGTACCTACTGTAAATGGGCGTGAAGTTAAAATACGTTCTGTATCTCCATTGGCTCAAGCTCAATCTAATCAAGATATTTCTAGTGTTGCACGTTTCTTAGAGTTAGTTGGTGGTACGTTTGGCCCAGAGATGCTGCAGTTACTTATTGATGGGGAGCAGACGGCGATACATCTAGCTAAAAAGTTTGGCGTTCCTGAAAGCTTGATTCGAGATGAAGAACAGCGTAAACAAATAGCTGCATTAGCGCAACAAATGGCGCAACAACAAGCGCAACAACAACAGGGTGAAATGGTTGAGCAACAAGGTTAATATTGGAGTAGATGGTTATCAGCGAGCAACAAGCCAAGATGTTCAGATAAGCCAGAATATAGCTGAAATATTTAGTACCCCTGCTGGACAGGCTGTCTTAAAGTATTTGCGTTCCGTTACTATTGAAATGGTACATGGGCCTAATGTGACTACAGAAGAATTGCGACACCACGAAGGTCAGCGTTATATCGTAGGCTTATTAGAGCGTCGTATATCACATGCACACAGGAGTAAAGATAAATGAATGACATCCCAACAGAGTCAGAACAGTCAACACATGGAGAAACTGCAGAGCGAGACTTTGTAGTTGCTGAAGATACAGCACCAGATAGACCAGAATGGTTGCCAGAAAAGTACAATAGTGGCGAAGATTTAGCTAAAGCATATAAAGAGCTAGAGTCTAAGCTAGGTACAAAAGAAGAAGACATGCGCGCTAAGTTTCAAGAAGAGTATGATTCTACAAAAAATGCTGATCGACCTGCATCTGCTGGAGAATATGCATTGCCAGACTTTGTTGATAATGAGGAGGCTGTTGATAATGAGCTTCTTAAATGGTGGGCTGAAGAATCATTTGACAATGGATTTGGGCAAGATAAATTTGAAAAAGGAATTGAGATGTACCTTCAAGCATTAGAGGGTTCTTCTCCCGACCTCGATGCTGAAGCTGCAAAGCTAGGGGAAAACTCAGATCAGCGAATAGAAGCTGCTTCTATGTTTGCTACTAAGTTTTTCCCTAGTGAAACTATGCCAGCAATAGAGCGTATGATGGAAACCCATGAGGGTGTTATAGCTATGGAAGCAATACAAGAAGCTATGAAAGATGGTTCCTTTACTGGAGATGCAACACCTGCGGCTGGAATAAGTGAAGACAGTCTAAAGGAAATGATGCAAGACCCAAGGTATTGGAGTAAGAATGACCCTGCATTTGTTCGGCAAGTAGAGGCTGGCTTTAAGAAACTTTATGGAAGCTAAGATAATAAAGCGTGGTAACTTTTACCTAACACCCTTTACTAAAGATCATGTTGAAGAGGTTATTGCTAACCTAGCACCAGAAAATGTCAGGGAGATAAATCTCCTTGGCTACACAAATGTTAGAGAGTGCATTGAAGAGATGATGCATCATGCTGATTGTTACCTAGTACGCAAAGACGGTGAGATATTTACTGCTATATCTGGGCTTTGGTACGAAGATACTAGAGATACACCCCAGTTTTTTGCAATGTTTTCTAAGAATATTAAGAAAAACTTTACATCTGTAGCACGTGGGTCGCGTATGTTAGTAAACTTTTTTGATAGAACACAAGACGAAATGTGTATGCGTATATTGAGCGATCATCAGTTTATGTTAGATTGGGCAGCATGGCTAGGATTTGAAGCAATAGGTGTAACTGAGTTTAATTCTAACCACTATGTTGATTTTGTGCGTTGCATTTCCCCACAAAAAAGTGCTTATAGTGAAACATCACGGCCCGTGATGCACTGAAAGGCCCATTTGGATACCCTTGTCGATGTGAAGGAACGGATACCCGAGTAACCGAAACTTTATATTTAGGAAGAAAAAATGGCTAATACAATCGACCAAGCTTTTATTAAGCAGTTCGAAACTGAAGTCCACATGGCGTATCAGCGCATGGGTTCTAAGCTTCGCAACACAGTACGTTCAACAAATGTATCTGCATCAGTGGCAAGATTCCAGAAAATCGGAACAGGCACAGCGTCAACCAAAGCGCGTAACGGAGATGTTACAGCGATGGAACTAGCGCACACTAACGTAGAAGTCACAATGGCTGACTACTACGCAGCGGAATACATTGATAAGTTGGACGAATTAAAGATCAACATCAATGAGCGTCAAGTTGTAGCTCAATCTGCTGCTGCTGCATTAGGCCGCAAAACAGATGAGTTAATTACAGCAGCTATGGATGCTGGTGCAAACTCAACGCAAATCGCTGACACATCTGGCGCATTAGCAAAAGCTGACTTACTAACATTGTTTGAAACAATGGGTACAGCAGACATTCCAGAAGACGGACAGCGTTATATTGCTATGTCACCTGCTGGATACACTGACTTGTTTAACATCAATGAGTTCGCATCAAGTGATTATGTTGGGCCACAAAGCCTACCATTTGCTGGTGGTATGACAATGAAAGAGTTCTTAGGATTTAAGATCTTCTCAACGTCTGCTGTAGCTGGTGGTAAGAACTTTGCTTACCATACATCATCAGTTGGTATTGGTATTAACTCTGATGTACAAACAGAGCTTAACTATGTACCGCAAAAGGTTGCACACCTAGCAACATCAATGATGTCAATGGGTTCAGTAGTAATTGACAACAATGGCGTTTACGAAGTTCTTGACAACAACTAATATTTTAGGGGGCTTCGGCCCCCTTTAACTCCAATATATAGGTTGAAGAAATGCCAGCAAATACACCAATAAAAGTATGTTCACGCGCTTCCGTCCTTATGGGCGGTTCTCCTATTTCATCGTTTGATGAAGGTACAGTTGAGGCTGATGTAGTTAATGCAATGTACGAAGACATAGCAAGAGCAGCGTTAACAAATACACGCTGGAGATTTGCAACTAACCAGCAAATATTAAACAGACTAACTGCCGAGCCTACAAGTAGATTTGATGCAGCATATCAAATGCCATCAGATCTTCTCATGCTTAGCGCAGTTACAGTAAACGATGATCCAATTATGTATGATACATATGGCGATAAAATATTTTGCGACACAAACACTAACGAAGTTGTTGTCGCGGATTATATTTTTCGCGCTACAGAAGGGACATGGCCTTCATACTTTACATTAGCTGTAGAGTTTCAAGTGGCTGCAATGTTGTCAATATCTGTAGCTAGAGATGCGTCTCTGGGTAGTATGATGGATCAACAAGCTGAAAGACAAATGATAAAAGCTAGGCGACTTGACTCTCAGCAGCAAACAACGCGGAAGTTAAGTACATCAAGGTTTATAGCACAAAGGCGTAGTTAATGCAGAAAGTAAGAATACCACAGAATAGCTTTCAATTTGGTGAAATTAGCGACAATACTGTAATGAGAACAGATAGTCCTATCTATGCAGCTTCTGCTCAAAGTTTAGAAAACATGATTGTATTGCCAGAAGGCGCAGTAAAAAAACGTCAAGGCACAAAGTATATATACAAAAACACTACTACAAATAAAAAGTTAAATTTAGTTCCATTTATTTTTGATGATAACGAAGAGTATCTTATAGGTATAGGTGAAGATCGCGTAACTTGTTGGAGATTAATGGCTGATGGTACTTTAAGTCTGTTAAGTTATATAACAACAGATACAAATAACGGTGCATTACCTTTTGATGAAGACTATTTGCATCAATATAATACAGCACAATACGGTGATGTAATGTTTATATGTCATCCATTGTTTGCGCCGCGTATGCTTACAAGAACATCGCTTACAACTTTTGAATTAAGTGTGTTTAGTTTTGATACAGACTATTCTGGTAACTTTACTTACCAACCATATAGTAGATTTCAATCAAGTAATATGACTATTGTCTCTACTCAAATAGAAACCCCTCACCCGCAATTTACTACATTAACAACGAGCTTGCCTTATTTTGATACAACAGGTGCGCATTTAAATGTAAAGTTAAGAATTGGTGGTAACGAAGTTAAAATTACAAATGTGCTTAATAATAGAAATGTACAAGCAGAAATTTTAGATAGGCTAGAAATAAGATTATCTGTATTAAATCCTTTAAGAACAGCCAATGGTTCAGATAAAATTGAAGTTACCCATATAAATCATGGACTACAAGTTTCTTCAGCAATTGAAGTTAGTGAAGCAGTAGCAGTTGGCGGTATCAATGCAAATTCAATTAATGGCTCTAGGACAATAAGTGAAATAATTGATGACAATACTTATAAATTTCAAGCAGATGCAACTGCAAATGAATCAGAAGATGGCGGTGGGTATGTAAAATTAGCTAGTAAAGCTGAGACGTTTAATTTTGAAGAACAATCATTTAGTGCAGTACGTGGATACCCTGCTGCAGTTACATTCCATGAAAATAGATTATGTTTTGCTGGGACTATAGCTGAACCAGATACAATTTGGATGTCTAAAATTGGAAACTTTTTTAATTTTGATTTAGGTGATGCTAATGACACAGATTCAATAAATTTAGTAGCAGCTACTGGTGATGTAAATGAAATAAGATATATGAAATCAAATCGTGATTTACAAATCTTTACATTGTCAGACGAGCTATATGTCCCAACATTTCTTAATCAAGCTATAACACCTACAAATGCACAAATAAGAAAACAAACACCATACGGCACTGAGTTTGTAATGCCAACATCTATTGATGGAGCTACTTTATTCGTTGAACGTGGCGGTAGATCAATAAGAGAGTATATATATTCTGATTCAGAAGATGCGTACATATCAACAGCAGTATCAACAGTAGCTACACATTTAATAAATGATCCAGTTGATATAGCAGTAGTACATTCTGGCTTTAACACTCAAGAATCGTATGCAGCATTTGTTATGTCTAATGGAGATATAGCTTTGTTTAGTTCGAATAGGGCTGAAAAACGTGCAGCTTGGACTAAGGTAACAACGAGTGGTAATTTTTTAGCAACAGCATCTATTGGGTCTAGATTATTTGTATATGGTGAAAACCTAGATGGTAACTATGTATTGTCTGAATTTGTAGATAATATTGGTTTAGATAACTATATTTATAAACCTTATGGCAGTGGTCTTTTAAGTCTAAGTGGCTTGTATGTTAGCGGTACTGTAGATGTAATTGGGTATGATGGAACTAATAAAGTTTACTTAGGTGAATTCACTGTAAGTAGTGGAGATATTGATGTAACAGCACACAGTAGCTATACACATTTCTATGTTGGTAAAAAGTTTACATCTAAAGTTATTACAAATCCAATAGATACTGTTGCAGGTAATGGGCCAGCCACAGGTGATATTCGTGGCGTTGCTTCAGTTGTGGTTAATGTTAAAGATTCTAGTTCATTAAAGATTAACAGTAGAATAATAAATAATACTAATGGATTTACAGGAAACAAAGAGGTTAGACTATTAGGATATAATAGAAACCCACAAATAACTATAGAACAAAGTGATCCTCTTCCCATGCAAATTAATGGTTTAATTTCGGAGTTAATTTTATGAATCCTTTAATACCCATGTTTATATCTGGATTTGGTACTTTAATGGCTGGCGCTGCGCGCAATGATCAAGCACAGATGGATGCTTTTAACACTGAAACTGAGCGCGAAGAGGGTGAAGCATTTGCTATGCAACAAGCAGCACAACGTAGGTATGAGTATGATATAGCAACAAAAACAAATGTAGCTATGTTTGCGGCTAGTGGTCGTGACATAGGATCAGACAGATCTGTTGAAGTTTTCCTTGAAAAACAAAAAGAAATTGCAGCAAAAGACCTTAGTAGAATAGCAGAAAATAGACAAGCTGAAGCTTCTGCTAGAACAAGAGAAGCTGCAAGTTATCGTATTGCAGGTAAAAATGCTAGACGTGCTTCTCTGCTAAAGGCTGGTGGAGATTTTGCTCAAGGTTTGTCGGATAACAAAAAAATAAAATTTTAATAAGGAAATAACATGGCTGTAATCAGACAACAAACACAAGTCTTTAACAAGCCAGTTGGCGTGCGCAGAATAAACACAGGTGAAGCTGAGTTATGGGAACAAGTAGCTGCACAAGCAGATGACTTTAGAAATCGTGCATATAAAAAAGCAGCTGTAGAAGCCGAGCAAGCTGGCAAGATGAAAGGCATGGCTGCTGAAAGTGGGGATATAGTAGCTATAGATCCAGAAACTAATGAGCCTGTAGCTTTTAAAGCACCATCAAATTTTGGTTCAATAGCTGCAGCATCGTATCAAGATATAATTACCAGACGTTTTGAACAATCAGTTGACAATGAATTAAAGACGCAAGGCTCATACTACGCAAAAAATGCAACAAGTGCAGATGAATATAAAATTGCTATAAGTGTTCATGTTGGCAATATGATCAAAGCTGGTGGCGATGATACTTATTTTAGCCGTTACATACAAGAATCTGGGCAAGCATATGTAGACAGCACTTATGTAGCTATGAAGTCTAAAGAGTTAGAAGCCAGTATATTGCAAGCAAATACAAACGCTCATTTTGCAGGAGTAGAAGAAAGAGAATTAATTAAAAAAAATATAATTGCTCAAAATATAACTGGAGTTAATAATTCAATACTTAAACAAAAAAAACTTCTTAATGATTTATTTAATGTAGAATATTACACACGCGCACAACTCGAAAGCGAATTAGATTCTTTGCGTGGATTAGAGTCTTTAATGTATAATACAAAACTAACTACACATTATGTAAATTTACCTAAAAATGATCGTATTAACTTTTTAACAGATTTAGATAATCCAAATAATATTGAAGATCCAAATGTTAAAACATTAGTTATTAATGCATTAGCCACAAATAAAAAACAAACATTAATTGAAGGTTTAAATAAAACAGTTACCAGAGGTGAAGATGTATTTCAAAATGAAGTACATCAAGAAGTAGCTAAGCGTTTACGAACTGTTAATTCTAATATGTCACCAAGTGACATTGATTCTTTGACACTTGACATTGAAGACGAAAACGTAAGAGATAAAGTTAGGTTAGAATTAAAGTATAATTACATAAATAAATTGGTAAATTTTAAAGCTGAAAATTCAAAAGACGCTACACTATTAATAAACGAATTTAGAAAACCAGTACCAGATAATGAAATTTTAGCTGGCATTATTAGTAAAAACTTTAATAAAGATAATGATACATCGTTAGATATTCCACAATCTCTTAATTTTATACAAGACCTTACAGCTGAAGAAAGAATTTCTATAGCAGAAAATATATCAGCTAGGTTGCCAAGTATAAGATCAATCGAAAGCTCTGCAGCGGATAGTAGAGAACAAAAAAATAGAGAACAAATTAGAAATATTAGAACAGTTGATGATTTTAGAAATGTTATAAAGTCTATTAAAAAAGATACTGCGTTAGTAAATAAAGATACTTTGTTGGATTTAGCAAAAAATGTTTTTGCTGATAGAATGAATCAATCTGCATCATCTATATCTTTATCTTACAAGGAATTACAAAATGTTAGTATTGCACTTGGTGATCCAAAAGGAGACAAGTTACTTCAAACTCCACAAGAATTATTAGCATTCAAACAATATAAAGATGCGCATGACATTAATCCAAGTAGTGTAAGTGCTGCAATAACATTTAGGCTTAAAGCATCTGAAGAAATAAACCTTAAACATGCAAATGAAGTTAAAAGAAACGCTTTAATAGGCTCTATAAATAAAGGAATACCTCTGCCTACAGATGATATGAAATTTTTACAAAAAGAAATTATGGGCGATGAACCTTTTCTAACTGTAGAAAATATTGGTAACTACGAAATTATAACAGACGCTGCAAAAAAAGGTATAATTTTTCCAGCATTTTCTAGTTTTTTAAATAGGGCTACAACATCTACAGATGAAGTATATGTAGAAAAAGCAAGAGAATTATTTGAACAAAACACTCAAATGAAAGTAAGTTCAGATGGCGTAACATATACAAACGATATGCTTGTTGGAAGAATAAAACCAGAAACCTATCAATTATTAAGTGCAGCAACAATAACAGCGCGCGAAGAGCAAACAAGTGCATTTTTAGTTTTATCAGAACTAAGATCATACGATGGTGATGTAGAAGCAGATGCATTAAGTGATTTAAATGGAGCAGATGGAAGTTATAAAAAATTAAATAGGTACTTTGATGATAGAAATATATCTCAAAATTATAAAAACCAATTAATTATTGCTATTAAAATGCGAAAAGCAAGAGGCATTAAAATAACTGAAGATGTAATTGAAGGTCTTGTTGATAACTTTAAAGAAAGAAAGTTAATGTTTGCAGATGATAATGTTATAGGCAATACAATAGACGGTGCAGTTGAATTTCCATTAATGGGCTATTTAACAGCAAGTGAAATAGTAGAAAACAGAAATAAATTAACAATGGCTCTTTCTGAATCTGATTCTGCTAGCCCACTATTAAGGGGTGGAACAACACTAGATCAATATATACAGCTATTTAGAGATACATTTGGTATGGAATTTACTACTGTAGCCACAGCAGCCTATGAAGAATTTGTAGGCAGATATGATGCAAAAACAAATTTATCAGACAAAGAGTTAATTAGAAAAGGTTATAAAGTAATAAACACACATATTAAATGGAGACCTGATGAAGCTTCTTTTGCAATGAACGAGCCAAAATGGACTGCTGGATTTATAAATGATATTGGTCAATTTCAAGAAATTAGATTTGATGGTGTGCCTTGGACAATAAGTAAAACAATAGACGATACAGATAAATTTAGAGGCCAAGCACATAATGAATACTTAGCAGCATTAAAAAGCCCTGATAAAAAAATAAGAGCAGAGGCTTATGTTAAATTTCACTCAACAATAGATCATATAGATTTTGAAAACCTTACAAAACATGATGTGTATGATGAGCTTCTTGAAGTATATGGTAGCGAAGAGCGTCTTAAATTATTTTTTAATAATCAAAAAAAATTATACGAACAAGGTAAAAGATAATGGCTGAAATTAAAGTAACCCCATTACCTCCTATTGAAAAAATAGGCGATAGATTACCATTAGAAAGACGTAATCCTACACTTGGTGAAACATTTAAAGCTAATTGGACGCGTGTAATTAGCCCAATAATAGAGCAAAATAAATTTTACACTCAAGAAACTTACGATAAAAATTCACAAGAAATGGTAAATACATACATTGAAAATAATGATTTAAGCGTAGGTGAGGAAAAACATTTAAGACTATTTGGCATTGGTGGTGCTAAAAGATTTGTTTCTGCGACTGACTACATTAAAAAACAAAGAATAAGAAATGACATACTAAACAGATCTTCTGGTGGAGCGCTTATATTTACTGATCCTTCTATAGCTTTATCTTTTGGCGTTCCGATAGCTGGAGTAAAGCTTAGTAGTTTAATAGGTAAAGCTTTGTATCAAACTGGAAACAAAAATGCGGTACGACAAATAGCAAATGCAAGAGCTTTAATGGATGGTAGAAAATATACTAGAAAAGAAATTACAAAAATAGCTGCATTAGATACAGCAGTTTTTGACGGGTCATTAAATTTAGGAGATGCTCTTACACAAATTGGATTAACACCAGAAGACGCTGGCTCTATAGTTATGGGTGCAACTCTTAGCACTATGGCTGATACTCTTGTAGGTGGTGCATTTGGTTATGGAATAGGTACTCTTATTGCTAGGCCAAAAGCTGGTGTTAATAGAGCTAAGATATGGAGTACGCAATATAAAACATATTTAAAAAGTGTTAATGATAAGCCAAAAGCAAAAGCAAAAGCAACTAAGATTCTTGCTACAGGAGAGCAAGCTCCCAGTCCTATCTCATATGGTGGTAAATGGTGGAATGAATCTTGGTTTGGTAAAGCAATACCAAGCCCACTAAAGGTAACAGTTAATGATCCAAACATACCAGATTCGTTTAAAGAAGAAATGTTATTATTAGGTGGGGCTAATGGATTGCCATTAGTTGCAAATCAAATGGGTCAGAGTATAGGTAATTCTGTGTATATTAATGCTGGTCGTAGGCAAGGCGAGTGGTATGCAGCTATGGATATAGTTAATCAAAACTACAGAAAAGTTAGCCCAAGAGGTAAAGCTGAATTATTTAATATACCTGTTGGACAGTATGTAGAAACTGTAAGAGCAAAGTTAGGCAAGGAAAGCTTTGCACCTAAAGAATGGCAAGACCATATTGGCAGATTAATAATGGATGATGTGCCTTATGACAAAATGACACCAGAAGAAGCAGCATCAACGCAAGCGGTTAGAGCATACTTTGAAAAGTTTGGTGGAGAGTTAGAAGAAATAGGATTAATAAAAAGCCGCGATGTTTTTGAAGATACATATTTAAAAGAAGTTGGCAAAGCATTTGAACTAACAAGTGTTACTAATAACATTATAGATGCAAACAAAAAATGGATGGCAAAAGCTCAAGCAAAAATACAAAAAAGATACGATAAAGATTTAAAATTATTAAAATCTTTAGAACGTCAACAAATAGCCAGAGGTTTAACTAAGAAACAAATTGAATTAAAAGCCAAAGTAGAAGACAGCACTGCATTTCTAAAAAAAGATTTACAAAAATTTCAAGACAAGTTTGATAAAATTAACAATGCAAAAGATATAGATGAGCTTGCTTCTTTGTTTAATGATTTAGATCTTACACCAAAAATGAGAAATGCTTTAGAGTCTCTTGGCAAGTCATTTGATGATATAAGATTTAAAATAGATAATGCTTTAGAAGTAATTGAGCATCATGGCAAATTAACTAAAACAAACAAATATGATTTGCCACGTATATACAACAGGCAAAAAATTCAAAAAGAACGTGATGGTTTTAGAGATTTATTAATAGCAGCATATAAGAAAAACCCAACTATAGTTAGTAAGGACGACAAGGGTTTATTTCAAATACAAAAATTAGCTACTGATCCTGCTTCTTTGTATCGTAGAGCAGAAGAAACCATACAGAATATAATGGAGGAAACTGACGAAGATGCTATTGATGCTATATTTACTGGTTTTGGTCGGAGTGGTCCTCTTGTCTCTCGTAGATTAAACATACCAAACTCAGCTATAAAAGATTATTTAGTTACAGACGTTAAAGAGTTGATGATTAACTACGGCGCAAGAGTAGCTCCAAAGCTAGAGTATCACAAAGCTAACCTTAATCCAGATACAGGTAAACTTATGACGCTTGAAGAAAAACTATTTAGAATACGTGCAGAATTAAATGCAGCCAAAGTACCTCGAAAAAGTATTGATAAATATATTAAAAACTATGTGCATACCTATGATAGAGTGGTTGGAACTACACTTAAAAGAGCAGATTCTATTGATACAAAAGTAGCTGATGCTCTTAGAACGGCTACAAGTTGGACATTTCTTGGCGGTTCTGGTTTAGCGGCGTTTGGTGATGCGGCTTCTATATTTATGGATCACGAATTAAATGTAATAGGTCGCAGTGTTTTAGGATTAATGGACGATATATCACTTAGACAGTCAGGGCATGAGTTAAAGTTATCTGGCGAAGCAATGGAGATGACATTAGGTACAACGCACCTTAGATATATGGAAAGCTTATCTAATGATTTGTTCCAAAAATCACTACCTGATAAATTAAATAATGCATTTTTTATAGCTAATGGGCTTGGGCCAGTTACAGTTGGTATAAAGTTGCTTGATGGTTTAGTTCGTGGGCATACAATAATAGACTCATCTATAAAACTTACTAAAGGTAATGCATCAGATTTTGAAAAAGAATTTTTAGCTAGATACAATATTACAGAAGAAATGGCTGAACGTATAAGCTCAATGCCACATCAAAAATCAACTGGTGGTGACTTAATATTACCTAATACTGAAGCGTGGACAGACTTAGAAGCAGTAGCAGAGTTTAGAAATGCACTTAGATCAGGCGTTATGAACAGAGTTATTATGGGTGGCCCAGAAGACAAGCCTATTACTATGGATGGCGTTGCGTACATACCAGATCATGTTGCAAAAACATTACCTTACTATGATAAAATGCCAAGAGACCCTAGAGTACATGGTTATGTAAGAGTTGAGAGTGG